CCAAAGATACTCCACACTCGAAGGTTGTCCTTCGGGTGGTGGAGGATGACGAGGACGGATTCGTTTCCGTGTACGCATACAACCAATTCGGAGACTATCTCAACGCTTTCTCCTACATGGACAGGTTCGAGGTAGACGACGACGCGAGCGAGGCAATTAACGAGTATCAACTAGACATCGAAACAACTAAGTAACATGAACGAAGAAAAAGTAATCAACTTCATCCAAGAGCAAATCATGGATGAATGGCGGATGGTCATGAACTATGAAGCCCAACTTAAAAAGCCGGAATGGGAGGGTGACGAAATCATATCGGCTTACGTGGCCAACTCCAAGGACCGCATCGAAATATTGACAATAATCCTTAACAAGTTTGAACAATGATTTACTACAACAGCTATGACGATTGGAAACTATCCAACCCTGACGACGACGGACACTACACCGAAGAAACGAATGTGATTGGAGAGAATGCCTACTTCAAGTATTCAGACGGCAGGCGTTGGGTGTACGGGATGCTAACCAAAAATGGTTGGGACATCCGCATACACAGCTACCACAGAATACCAACGATTGACATCGATGAGTTTGAACCTACGCAAAGTGAGTTCGATGACACGCTGTACAGGGTGCGTATGAACTACACTCAGTTCGTCTACATCGAGCAGGGTGAGTTCATGGAGCGGTACAACACGGCTCGTAATCTTCTAGATAAACTGATGGCCGATGAGACGGGTAATTGATTACATCGTATTTACCCTGATGATGTGGCTCTTAAAAGATATTGACAAATGATTATAGATTATCGCGCAGGTGATGAAATCATCTGCATCCGAGACCACTCTCAAGGAGTCGTCAAGAAGGGAGAAGTATACACCGCGCACGAGTTGAAACGCAACGGGTGCGGGTGTGTACTCCTTGTTGACGTTGGATATACATCTGACAGGCCGTTCACCAAGTGTCCTGCCTGTGGAATGAACGACGAAAAGACCGACAATGTATGGTGGGTCGATGCCCGTTTATTCCGGAGACTACTCACCCGATCTGAGGAGGCTGACCTCGCAGATGTCCTCGCGGAGGTATTCGCAGAGGAGTTAATTAGTCTTAATTAACATGGGAATAGCTGATATCATGGACGTTTTACTATATTTGCAAACTACATGACAAGATTATTCAAAACCAAAGACGGGTATGAAATTATCAAACATTCGCGTGACGTTTATGCAATCATAGGCAAGCACGTGAAGTACATCGGCAAGGTTTCACCCAACTACAAATCGAGCGGGCAACTGCTCAAGAGTATACCAAACGAAATCAAAACAATCTTCTTTAACATCCAACGCAATGACTGAACGAACCTATTGGGTTATCTCGATTAATCCTGACCTTACCGGCAACATCGACACGTTTTATACATATCCTGACGCATGGAACTATTGGCGCAACATGAACCTGACGCCTAATGGGATGATGTATATGCTCATCGAGAATCCTGACGTGGCCGAGCAGTTCTGCAATGAACACAACTTACAATTTATAAACCAAGTAACACAACAATCATGAATTGGAATCTCCAACAACTATGGAATGAATGCGTTTATTCCCAACAGCGTGCGCTTGAGCCACGCGATTATTGCTATGCATCAGAAATCGGTCAGCCACTAGTTGACCGCTACCTGAAGATGAAGGCGGTGACCCCGACCAATCCACCCAACATGAGAAGCCTGCGTAAGTTCGAGGCAGGTAACCTAGTGGAGTGGGTAGTGCGCTACGTTCTAGAGCGTGCAGGAATCATCTTCAACACACAGGAACGTGTCATGGTCGAATACCCCAATATGCTTCGCGTATCAGGACGTATTGACTTCCTAGCCGGTGGCCGCATCAACATCGAGCGTGCCAAGGAGGACATCACATCGTCTCACCTGCCGGAATCTATCCAAGCATCCTCCCTGTACATTGCAGAGAGATTGTATGAGAAGTTCGGTGACAAGGAACTAGAGACAAAGGTTCTTGAAATCAAGTCCTGCTCATCGTTCGTCATGGACATGATGGAGAAGACTGAGAAGCCTATCAAGCACCACCGCCTGCAACTCTTCCACTACATGAAGGGGCTTAACCTCAATGGCGAACTCGTGTACATCTGCAAGGATGACCTGCGTATGATGTGCTTTCAGTATGAGCCTACCGCTGAACTCGAACAGGAATACCTTGCAGACCTTGCGGGTATCACCCAGTACTTCACATCAGATACTCGACCGCCTCTTGAGAACCACATCGTGGTTGAGGATGGCAAGTTCAAGAAGAACTTCGGCATCGAGTATTCAAACTACCTCAAGTTCCTGTACGACTTCGATGAGCCGCGTGACTATGCTGACTCAGTCAAGTCTCAGGTTGCACGTTGGACTCGCGTCATCGCACGCTATGCCAAGGGTGAAAAGATAACCGCCAAGAACGAAGAGGTACGTGCCGAGATTGAGGCCGCCGGATACAACTTCAATCAGATTGTAGAACAAGCCAAGAAGTTTGGCGTAACAGAAGAGGAGGAGGAAGCATGAAACGAGAAACATTCATGAGTTGTTGTAAACGGATGAAGATATCATCCAACAACATAGACGCAGCATACAAACTCAACATCGACCTGCATGAGTTCATGGACGACGAGCATTGGGTGGTGCAACACCTTTGGAACGCCATCCTGACTAAGGAAGGATACGATTGGTTATCATGGTTCATGTATGAGAAGGCGTACCTGTACGAACTCAGAGAAGACATGAAAGCACATGACGAGCATAAGAACGAGATATGCAAAGACCTCGATGGTCTGTACGATTATTTAGTAACCAACAATTATTTTAATACACCAACCAAATGATTATCGAAACACTTTACAACGTAGGGGATATGGTATATTTCCTACACAACAACATGGTAGTTTACCATAACATCTACAAGTTAGACATCGGTGTGTACGAAGGCCACATCAACACATACCTTATCTTCAGGAGCGGAGACGAAATCATCGTCAAGCATCAAGACAATGTGTACCCAACACTAGAAGAAGTAATCCAATCAAAACCACAAGCAGCATGAAAATCCTAGTCCAAAAGAACATCCCGATAGAAACAACACGGGAGACCAAAAGCAAGTACCCATTCCATGAAATGGAAATTGGCGACTCATTCTTCATCAGGTGCGATGCAGAAACCATGACGAGCAAACGATCGACAGTCCTGTCCTCATCCGTGTACTACGGCAAAAGCAGCGGCAAGAAGTTTAAGTCACGCACATATCCCGATGGTTTTAGAATCTGGAGGGTAAAATGAAACACAACGGAGTAATCACACCACAGGGGGCATTGCGAATCTACAATCGCCCCCTCTTCGATGAAGAAGTCAGAGCCATGTCCCGTGAAAAGGACTTGGCTGTGACCATCGAAGTCAAACTGAAGAAGCGATTCCGTTCTGACGTACAGAACGCATACTACTGGGGAGTCGTCGTGGCGATGATAGTGGAAAGGCTCAGGGAGCTTGGCCATGACGTTGACCGCGACCTCACGCATGAGTTTTTGAAGGGAAGGTTTCTCTACTCCGAGCTGACCGACCCGACCACCGGTGAAGTGATGAAAATCCCACGCAAAACGTCGGAACTTGCAACGGAGGAATTTATGGAATACATTGAACACGTCAAGCAGTTTGCTGCCGAGACGTTGGACATCTACATTCCCGACCCAAATGAGCAACTTGAAATATAAAATCATGACAATAGAACTAAAATCAAAAATAATAAACGATAAGTATACCCAATATGTATACGACACTTTTGACATTCAAAATCAAGAAGAGACATCCGTTTCCATACCAATGGATTTAGGTAGTGCCAAAACATTTGATTGGAATATAGGTTTGATATTAGGCGGAAGTGGATCTGGAAAAACTACCATACTTAAAAAATGCGGCCAACTAAAGAAGGTTGAGTTCGATCAATACAAGCCTTTAATAAGCAACTTTGATTGGCTTGAACCAAAAGACGCAACATTGGTGTTGACATCTATGGGCTTGTCTTCTGTGCCTACATGGCTTCGTTCGTTCCATACACTTAGCAATGGTGAACAATACCGAGCCACCTTAGCTTATTTGGTGGCTTCTGCTAAAGATGGCGAAGTAATACTTGTTGACGAATATACATCCGTGGTTGATAGGGATGTTGCAAAGGCCATGAGCTTTGCTTTGCAGAAATATATTCGTAGAGAAAACAAAAGAATCATACTTGCATCTTGCCATTATGATATATTGGAATGGTTAATGCCGGACTGGACTTGCTCACCACAAAAAGGAGGCGCACTCGAAAGGTGCGACTATCTTCGGCAAGGCAGACCACAAATCACATTACAAGTTAGTAGAGTCGAGGTTGAAACTTGGGACCTCTTCAAAAAGCATCATTATCTAACCGAAGAAGTAAATAAAAGTTGCAAGTTTTTATTGTTTGAATGGAATGACAAGCCTATTGGAATAGTGGCAATAATAAATCAACCAAGAAAGGGATGCCCAAATGGATTTGCAATAAGCAGAATTGTAATCATGCCAGACTTTCAAGGAATGGGATTGGGTGTTAAATTATCAGAGTTTTGCGGAGGACTGATTAGAAATATGAGCGGATTATGTTTTATTAAAACCGTAAACCCTGCGCTAGGCGAGTATTTTAACAAAAGCAAAAATTGGAGGCCTACATTAAAAAATGGAAAAGTAGGTAACACTAATGATGATAATGCCAAAAATAGGAAAACAAGATTATCCTATTGTCATGAATACATTGGAGCAAGTATAAGTGGATATGAAGATTTATTATTGCCTATATCCGAAATGAGAAACAAAAACAATCTCACTCTTTTTTAACTCATTCAAAAGAAAAGACAGAGAAAAGAAACAAGTCAAGAAGAAACC